AATAGTTACAGAGCAGTAAACATACCCGAAAAAGAATTTTGGTATGAACCAAAAAACATTTATACTAATAGCAACCTTTCAGATAATACTGCGGCTTTTTATGGGCTAGCAGGACAGAGTATAAAAACTTTGACTGAATTAAAACAAATGCAGCCAACTCTTTAGGAGGTTTAAATGAATTGGTTTGAAAATAAAACAACGCAACTCATAGCTCTTGTTGGTATTGTTACAACGCTGGCTGGCTTTGGATATCAAGGCGCCCAGTATGTTAATAGATTAGATAACTTAGAAGCTAAGATAGGCGGTATAGGTGATACCGAACAAAAACAAAAAGTTATTGAGGGTATAGGTGATACCGAACAAAAACAAAAAGTTATTGAGGAAAGATTTGCAGGTATAGAAAAGTCTGTACAGTATTTAGAAAAACAAATAGACGGCATTTCTGTTCCAGATGTTACTGAAATAAAAACAGATATAGCTACAATTAAAGCTGACATTCAATCTTTAAACAAAGAAGTAGATAAGATAGAAGCAAAGATGAATGATAAAAATCCATTAGCGGGGTAATTATGAAATTTGGTTTAATTAAAAATGTAGTAGGAGCGCTTGCTCCAACTTTAGGATCTGCATTAGGTGGGCCTTTAGGTGGTCAAGCAGCGTCCGTTATTGCTGGTGTGCTTGGCTGTCAATCAGATCCAAAGTCTATTAATAAAGCTATACAAGAGGCTACTCCAGAACAAATGTTAGAGCTTAAAAAAGCTGAACAAGGTTTTGAGCTTCAGATGAAAGAGCTAGATGTAGATATATTTAGATTAGAAACAGTAGAAAAACAAGACGCTAGAAAAACTTTTAACAAAGATTGGACAGCTAGAATTATGGGTATTGCTGTTGTTGGTGGATTTATGGGCTATATATTTTTAGTAACTTTACAACCGGGGTGATAAAAAAGATGGCGAATAGAACTACAGTTCAATCTGTTGCATCAGACTTAAAATCGCACGAAGCGAAATGTGAGGAAAGATGGAAAAGCATATTCAAAGAAACAGCAGAAATAAAATCAGAAATGAACGATTTAAACAAAACCCTAAGAATGGCAGTTTTTGGGACTTTCGGTTTTATGGGAACTTTATTAATTGCTTTCGTAACAATCGTATTCGGAACCTAATGCATACTTCAGACGAAGGTTTTTGTATCATCAAAAAATTTGAAGGCTTGCCTGTTAATGATGAAGGTCAAGCAGTTGCATATAAATGTCCAGCAGGCGTTTGGACAATAGGATACGGCCATACCAAAGATGTTAAAGAAGGTGATGTTTGGTCTAAAGAAAAAGCTGAATTTATGCTTTGGCAAGAATTAGAGGATGAGTACGAGCATTATGTAAACTCTCTTGTAAAAGTGCCTTTAAATCAATCTCAGTTTGATGCTTTGGTGTCTTGGGTATACAACCTTGGGCCTGCTAATTTAAAAAGCTCTACCTTGTTAAAAGTTTTAAACGAGGGTAAATACGAAGAAGTTCCTAACCAAATGAGAAGATGGAATAAAGTAAATAAACAAGTAAATGAAGGCTTGGTTAGAAGAAGAAACGCTGAGTCTTTATTGTTTGAAGGCAAAGAATGGGGTAAGGTTTAACAGCGGTTAAATTTATAGGAAAGGCTTATGCCTCATTCTACAGCTAGAATTGCTTTGGCTGGTGAGTATCTAGCAGCATCTTACATGCTTAGATATTGCGACTCAGTTATTATGTCTCCATCAAATCATAGATCTGATTTAATACTTGATCATCAAGGTAAACTTTACCGAGTTCAAGTTAAAACAACGAATAAAATTTATAAAAGAAAAAAAGCAGATTACTACCGCTGGGAAATAAGATCTGGACGAAGAACTTCTAATAACACTAGACAAAATAAAATGGTAAGATATGGAGACGGTCAAATAGACTTTTTCTGTTTGGTTGCTTTGCCGATAAATAAAGTTATTTTTGTTCCTGTTGATAAAAAGAACAACTCAACTGAATACGCAAAAACTATAGGCAGTTTAAATAAAATAGATTCTAAAGAATCTTTATTAGAAACTTTGTTATATGTAAATAAAACACCAAAACTAGAATCATTAAATGACGTTACAGAAAGCAATATTTAAACCAGGTATCAACAGAGAAGGTACTGATTATGATAATGAGGGCGGTTGGTTTGACTGCAACCTTGTTCGTTTTAGAAAAGGTAGGCCTGAAAAGTTTGGAGGTTGGGCTAAAAATAATAACAATACTTTTTTAGGAACTTGTAGAGCGCTACATCCTTGGATAGCTTTAGCTGGAACAAAATACTTAGGTTTAGGTACAACTTGGAAATACTATATAGAAGAGGGGTCTTCTTTTAATGATGTTACTCCTATTAGATCTACAACTAGCGCTGGAGACGTTACCTTTGCTAAGGTTGGAAATGGAGATGCGACAATTACCGTTTCTGATACAGCTCATGGGGCAGTACAAAATGACTTTGTAACATTTTCAGGAGCATCATCTTTAGGCGGTAATATTACTGCTACAGTACTTAATCAAGAATATCAAATAGCTACAATCGTAAATTCTAATTCTTACACAATTGAAGCAAAAGACACTAATGGCGACCCAGTTTTAGCAGCAGCAGGAGACAGCGGTAATGGTGGAGGATCAACCGTTGGAGCGTATCAAGTAAATGTAGGCTTAGATGTTTATGTGCCTGGTGTTGGTTGGGGTTTAAATGGATGGGGAGAAGGAGCCTTTGGATCTGCAACAGCATTATCTTCTACTAATCAACTTAGATTATGGACTCATGACAACTTCGGAGAAGATTTAATTATTAATCAAAGAGGTGGAGGTATTTTTAGATGGGTTGAAAATAATGGTACTACAACCAGAGCTGTTAATCTTTCTACTACAACTGGAGCTAATCAAGTGCCAACAGTAGGTTTACAAGTTATTACCTCGGAAAAAGATCGTCATTTAATTGTATTGGGTGCAGATCCCCTATCAGGAGGCGTTAGAACTGGAGCTGTTGACCCTATGTTAATTGCATTTAGTGATCAAGAAAATGCTTTAGACTTTGAGCCTCAAACAACAAATACAGCAGGATCTTTAAGATTATCTTCTGGTTCCTCTATTATTGGTGCCGTTAAGTCTAGGCAAGAAATATTGGTTTGGACCGATACTGCTTTGTATAGTATGCAGTTTATTGGCCCTCCATTTACATTTGGAGTTAATTTAATTAATGAGGGAACAGGATTACTAGGCCCTAAAGCAGCTGTTACTGCTCCTCAAGGTGTATTCTGGATGAGCTACAATAACTTTTACCTTTACAACGGTAGTGTGCAAACAGTTCCTTGTACCGTTCAAGATTATGTATTTTCTGACATTAACTTAACTCAATCTTTTAAAATTAATGCTTTTACTATTGCAGATAAAAATGAAGTAGGGTGGTTTTATTGTTCTTCTTCTAGTGATGAAGTAGACAAGTATGTTATTTACAATTATGCAGAAAATGTTTGGTTTTATGGGTCATTAAGTAGAACAGCTTGGCTGGATGCTGGAATAGAAAATTATCCTAGAGCAGTTAGTAATGGGTATTTGTATCAACAAGAACAAGGCTTTGATGATGACGGATCTCCTATGACTAATGTGTTTATAGAAAGTTCTGATTTTGATTTAGGTGATGGAGAACAATTTACTTTTATACAAAAAATTATTCCAGACTTTAAATTTTTACAAAATAGCAACGAAAATGGATCTGTAAATGTTGTAGTTAAAACAAGAAACTATCCAGGTGATTCTTTGTCTGTTAATTCAACAAGCTCTATACAAGCAAACACTCAACAAGCATTTGTTAGGGGTAGAGCAAGGCAAATGGTTTTAAGATTTGAGTCAGATGATGATGCGCCAAATGACGGTAATTTAGGAATTGGATGGAGATTAGGAGCTACAAGGATTGATGTAAGAACTGACGGCAAGAGATGAGCAAAATTCTACAAACGCAACTTCCAATTGCTGTAGGTTCAGTCAGCCCAGATATAT